TGCAGGTTGCTCGCCTTGTCCGGGGTCCCCGCCAGGTGCTGGTGCATCTGCTGGGTGGCCTGGTCGTAGACCTGGATGGCCTTGGCCTCCTTCGTCTCACGCTTGCCCGGCCCTCTCATGATCTCTGCCACGCGCTGGTCAGCCTGCTTCAGCACCGAGTCCCGCACCTTCTTGTCTGGCTTGATGTCGTCGAGCCCCACAGAGAAGGCCGTGCTGGTGGACCAGTCGTTGCCGAGGTTCTTCAGCCGGTTGACCACGTTCCCGTAGTCGTCCTTGTGATCCTTCGCCACCTGCGTGAGCATCTCACGCTGGTCCTTGCCAGTCAGAGGGCCAGGGCGCTTGAGGAAGTCCTGCCTCATGGGAGGTGGCAGAGCTCCCGCCACCTGGAAGCGCCCCACCGTGGAAGTCAGGCCGCCGACCTGGACCTGGTCGTTGTGGTTCACCTCTCCCTTGCGCACGGCCTGCTCCACCTCGGCCATGTTCTTGAAGGTCCTGTTCGTCTTCTTTCCCAGCTGGGTGATCCCATAGAGGCCGAGCTGGGTCTCCAGGGTGGGCGCGTACATGATGTTGCCCGTGGCTGGACTGAAGAGGTTGCGGGACGGCATCATCCCCTTGGCCTCCTCCACTGCCTCCTTCCCCACCGGGACGAAGGCTGCCATCGTGTCGCCGTCGAAGTCGGCGTTGAACCCACTGGTCACCAGCGGGTGGATCTGCACAGCCTTCCCGCCCACGATGCGGGGCTTGAATCCCTGGATGCCGTACTTGTGCAGGACAGGGTCACGCTTCAGGAGGACAGGGCGCTCGGACACCACACGCTCGAGCGCCTTGTTCACCATCGGCGTCCCCTCTTTGATCGCCTGCTGAGCCTGGAGGGGAGACATGCCCGTGAGTCCGCGCAGCTCCTTCACCACGAAGGGCTTGTAGAGCTCGAGCGCGGCCTGCCGTGGGAGGCCCACCTCGTCCAGACCCAGGGCCGGCTCCGGGATGATGGTGGAGCGCATCGTCATGTCCTGCTTGCGCTTCACCAGCTTGTCCTGGAAGAAGCCCGCCTTCGGCTGGCCGATCTTGGCACCCGTGTCCCGCTCTGGTCTCTTCCCACCAATGATGTCGAGCACGCCGCGGAACTTCTGGTTGGCATGCCCACCCAGTCCGGAGAGGGACTTGAGGCCGTCGTAGATCTCCGACCGGACGTCTGACTTCTCCTCCTCCGGCAGCAGGGGAGACATCGTCTTCAGCCTGCTGGCCGACAGGGCGATCCCCTTGTACATGTGGTTGAGATCATCCACGTTGAGGTCGCCGTTGGGGAGCTGGGATAGAGGCCGCATCACCGGGGGCATCACCGGGATGTTCTGCATCATGTAGGCCTCGCTTGGATTCAAGCCGGCGCTGTGCAGGGCCTGGAGGTACTTGACCTTCTTGTTCGCCCTGTCCAGACGGTTGCCCTTCAACCCCGGCGAGTCGAGCTCCTTCTTCGCAGCCTTCAGCGCCGAGCCTACGTCGATGCCACCGAGCACCTTGGTGAAGGCCTTCCCTCCGATCAGTCCCTTGTCGGGCTCCGTCAGCTTGCCCGTCTTCGGATCGATGCCCTGAGTGCCGGCGATCACCGCGTCGTACTGTTTCCCAGTCAAGCCGGTGAGGGCCTGGATCGACTTCTCGAAGACCGGGTTCGGGAACGGCTCGGGCAACTTGATGTGGCTCCACTTGTTGCCGTCGATGCCTCCGGTCACCTTCGGATCGAAGAGACCACCCTTCTCTGGACGAAGGTCCTTGGCCCGGACCATCTTGCCAGCGTCCTTGATCTCACCCGCGCTCATGTCCGACACCTGCCGGTCGGTGAACGGGATGAGCTGGAGGTTGTTGCCCTCCTTCTTCACGTTGAGACCCAGGGCGTTCATGTACCCGATGAACTTCTTGTAGGCGAACGTCGGCCTGGGTGCTGGGAGAGGCTCTCCAGCCTGCAGCGCCGCCCAGAACTCGTCGTTCTGCCCGGCGTCGCTCTTGAGCGTCTGCATCTCGCGGAGGTTGGACTTGGCGCCATGGGCCAGCATGGAGTAGAGGCCCAGGGTTCCCAGAGCCTGAGCTCCGTGAGGTCCTCCGCCCTTCGGCACCAGGTTGCGGTCGTAGGCGTAGCCAGGCCCGCCGGCTCGAGCGACCAGCTTCTTCTCCACCTGGTGCTTGAGCTTGATGATGTGCTGCGGTCCCACCAGGGCATCACCCAGTGGGCGCTTCGAGATGGGATCGAACACGGTCTCTTTGTCGGTGAGTCCGTGCTTCGCCAGGTCACTCGATACCTGCTGCTGCAGGTCGGCATTGGCCTGGAAGTTCTTGATCGTGTACGTCTTGCCCGTCTTCTCCGCGATCTTGCCAGCTGCCGTCTCCAAGATCTGGCCGAGGTTGGTACGACCAGGAACCCCGGTGGGGTTCATAAGTATGTCCAACTTACGCCCTGTTGACGTCTTGGGCATCTCAGCATCGGGAATGATCTTGGTGATGATCCCCTTGTTGCCGTGGCGTCCTGCGATCTTGTCCCCGATCTCAGCGTTCTCGATGGTCTTGATGTGGACCGCGGTCTGTCGGCCGCGCTTCACCACCTCCTCCACCACACCAGGATGGTCCGCCTCCCACTTGACGCCGGCGTCGGCGAAGGGTCGCACCAGGGACTTGTGGAGCTTCGCCAGCTCCTTGTCTTCTGCCCTGTCGGTCTTCTCTCTGAGAGCTGCGATGAGGGTGTCTCCCGGCATGACCTTCATGCCTGGCTTGATCACTCCATCGTCATCCAGCTTCTCAGCCTGGGTCCTGGTCATCGCATCCGGGACGTAGGCCTGGTACTTGCTCTTGCTGAGGACCGTGGTCTTGTCCAGGTCGAGAGACTTCCGGTGGAGGTGCTCGCTGGCCAGCTTCTTCGCCGCGCTCTCCGACACCACCACGCCGTCCTCGAAGTTGTACCCCTTGTATGGCATGTATCCGGTCTGGAGGTTGGTACCGAGGGCGAGTGTACCTCCCCTGGTGAAGTTGGTGTCGGCTACGGCCTGGCCGCGCTTCACCGAATCTCCTGCCTTGACCAGAGGCGTGGAGTGGAGGAAGCCCTTGTCGGCGTTGAGGGGGAAGTTGTCGTACATCTGGACCTCGTGGCGCTTGCCAGTCGGGTCCTTGATGACGACCGCATCCTTCTTCACCTGCACGACCTGGCCGGAGACTGGAGATGCGTGGCCGGCGTAGGTTCCCATCAGCTGGTCGAAGGTCTTCGTCCCGGCGAGGCTCTGCACGAGTGGGGCCTCCCTGTTCTTCAGGGAGATCGCCTGCTCCATGTGTCGCCCGGCCATCGTGCTCCGGTTGGGGTGGTCCGCCGCGATGAAGGGGACCATGTTCGATCCGATGCTGAACATCTGCATCGGGTCCTTCATCACGTAGTCGGCCTTGCCAAGCGGCGCCTCGATGACGTCGTTGCCGGGTCCGCTCATCTTGATCGTCTTGCCGATAGCCTTGGGTGTGCTCCCATCCCACGTCACCTGGTCTGGAAGGACGACGTTGGACTTCATCGCCTTCTCCGGGTTGACGCTCTCCATCCTCCCGGTCTTCAGGTTGTGCATCCGGATCTTGACGTCGTGCCCGTCCTTCTTCACACCGATGGGGAGCCGGAGGGTGACGCCAGTGGACTGCCCTTCCGGGGTGTGGATGGGATCCAGGTAGCCGAGGTGCGAGGGGTCGATCAGCTTGGCCTCTTCGCTGATGCCGTGGGCGCTCTTGATGCCTCCCTCTCCGGTGATGGTCGTCTTCATCTGGCCTGAGACCATCTCCAGTGGGTTGGTCTGGTCTGGGATGTTGGCCAGGCTCGTCCGGTACATCTGCTTGATCGGACGGTTGAAGATGTCGGGGCCTACCACGTCACGCACCCTGCGCTTGCGGTCCAAGTTGTTCTTGAGCCGGCGCATGATGTCGCTGGTGCCCTTCTCGATCCTCTCGGCGAAGAAGTCCTCCGTGCTGTGCAGCTCCTTGTACATCAGAGCGTCACGGGTGTCGGGCTCAGCCTTGCCCTGGGAGATGTGGAGCAGCCGGGTCGAGGCATCCAGGAGAGCGTTGCCGTTCACCTGGTTGTACTCCTTGCCGAGGGTCAGCTTGGTGGTGTCCGGGCGGAGCTCGGTGCCCTTGAAGGTCTCGAGCAGATGGTCACGCGCCTGGATGGGGTCATCTGCCTTCTTCCCGGTGGACGCCTTGTGGAACTTCATCAGCGCCTGGTCCATGTCCTGCTGGTTGGCGCCGGCGATCTGCTTCCCCCACTGCTGTTCGATCTGGGACTGGGGCACGCCCATCGCCTGCATCACGGGGGCGAGGGGGACCTTCGACGTGCCGTACTCCATCACCATCTGGCGTGAGGCTGGGTCGAAGTTGAGCTCGAAGCCACGACCCTTCTTCAGGTTGAAGAAGCTCTCCCACTCTCCGTTGTCCCTGATCCTGGAGTAGATCCCAGACTTCAACCTCCACTGGTTGTCGATCTGGTACTCCTGCCCGTCCACGATGTTGGAGTAGCGGCGGGTGTACTTCGGCAGGTTCATCAGGCGGATCTTCTGTTCGTCGATGGACTTGCCGGTCTCGTTGTCCTTCAGCGCAACCGTAGCCTCGACAGGGACCGCCCAGGTCCTGCCTCCTACCTTCGCCTTCTTCTGTGACCGGATATCGTCGATGTGGAGATCGTCTTTGATCGCCACATCCTTCAACTCGAGAGTGTGCTTCTTCCCTACTACTGGGAAAAGGCCACCGACTGTCTTGGCTACCCGGTCCTTGAGGACCTCAAAGCCCTCTTCCGGTGAAAGACGTGCCATCTGGCCGCTCCGTATGTGTGTTCTAGCCGTTGAAAATACACGATCAATCCCAGATCGGCAATGAAATATTGGAGAGGGACTTCGTTATAAGGATGGTGCAGGAAGGTACCTGATTAACTTTTCAACCGAAGGGAGAGTTTGAACATGCCACGAAACAACAGTGATCGTAATCATGGGCGAGACAGCCGGAACGACAACAGGAACGACAGCCGGGGAAGTAGCAAGCGGCGGGACCGGGATCGGAACAGCCTGGATGGCTTCGAGAGTGAGATCGACGGTCAGATCGAGCCTCCGAAGACCTCCGACAAGAAGGAGGGGTAAATCTTCTGGGGAGTGTTGATCGCCTCGTTCCTGTCTGCGTTGGCAGAAGAGATGGTCCCGACCGTTCGGGACTGGCTCTACTACTGCACGCAGAACAGGTAGCGGGGAGTCAGCACAACGAATCACCGCGGGGGCACCTGCTGAAGCAGAGTGCCGCTCGCGCTTCGTGCTGGAATGTACACATACCGCCTAGACCCAAAGCGCAAGTGCGTCCTCTGCAACTACGAGCTGGGTGATGGCGACAGGGAGATCATCTGCATTGAGTCAGGAGAGCTTCGTGTCGGCTCAAAGTCAGGACGTTTGTGCTTCTTCACGGATGAAGATTCCACCACCTCGTTCTTCCACTGCGACTGCGTGTTGACGAGGATGGACTTCACCAGGGAAACCCAGCTCGACCACTGCGGGATGTGTCAGAACAAACTGCAGCATGAGCTGGTCACGTTTCGGATGATCCTCGGTGTGATCGAGGAGAACCGGTTCGTCCCCGTCATGGAAGATCAAAACATCGCACTGCTCTGTAGAGAGTGCATGCTTGAATCGATAGGGGAGGGAGACTACGAGGCCGGGGAGTTGATCATGGTCTCGGCAGCTTAGATTATGGCAGCTTCAGCACCACGCCGCGGAGGCTTCTGCTCCGGCAGAGGCCTCGCGGCTTGGGCTTTTGCCATGCTCGAAGGTGCGCTTCCCATTAGCCCCAAGACGACGTCGTAGAGCTGCGGGGATCTGGTTCGTACCTCGGCCAGAGCAGACGGCCTGGTGGCTGGTGGGAGGTTGCCGATGTAGTCGGCGATCTGCCGGCCCAGCAGGATGATGTCCACGTTCACCTGCCCAGCCAGGCGCTCTCCCGTGACGTTGGGTGGGAGCTTCTGCACCGACTGGAGGGTGAGGTTGGACTGGATCTCCTTCGGCGGTGCGATGAGCTGTGGCTGGCGCGGGCCGGGCTGCAGCTCGGGCGGTTGACCCTGAGCCGGCTGACCCTGCTGCATCGCCATCTGGTCCTGCATCATGCTGCCCTGGACCTGTCCCTGGAACGCCGCCTGGTCCTTCATCATCTCGTTCTGGATGGCCGCCTGGTCCATCATCTGCTTGTTCTGGACCTTGGACTGCCACTTCATCTGGACCATCATCGCCTCGCCCTCGAGCTCGGCCTGGAGCAGGCGGGCCTTCTTCTGGGCCTCGAAGCGACGCGCGGCCTCGCGGTTGATGAGCTTGTCCTCCTTGGCCGCATCGTGGTCCGCATCGGACAGGAGAGACTCGTCGGACAGCTTCCCAGCCTGCGAGAGCTGGAAGAGGTAGGCCTTCCTCTGGAGATCGTCGGCCATCTTGAACGGCTTGAACCTGGAGGCCACGGACGGCCAGCCGAGGTAGTCGGAGACGTTCTTGATGACCCAGCGCAGCAGAGACAGGTGATCCTGAAGGTAGCCCAGGAAGGTGTTCTCCAGCATGCGCAGGCTCACGTTGGAGCCCGAGTAGGACAGCCCGCCGAAGACCAGCTCCACCGGGATGCCCATGCCGGCCACGATGTGCTCGGACCACACCCTGATCTCCTGCGAGAGGAGCAGAGCACGCCCATCTCCACCGATGGTCTGGTGACCAACAGGGAGAGGGAGGATCGGGATGTAGTTGTTGTCGGAGCGCCACCGCCTGATCTCCGCACCCACCTGGTCCTGCCAGTTCTGCAGGTTCACAGAGGTGTAGGGGTCGGACGTGGCCGAGCCGGCTTGCGGGAAGAGGATGCGCAGGGGCACGATGTGCTCGAGCGCGATTGCCTCCTGGGCTTTCCTCAAGATCTGAAGGTAGAAGGTGTCCTTCAGCACCGGGAGGATCATGGGGGTACCCCACCCCCTGTCCTTGCCGGCGAGAGTCGGCCGCTTGAAGTGGTAGATGTTGTCGCGGGAGAAGACAACCGCCTTCCGCAGACGTAGGGCGTCGATGAACAGCTGGGGGACCGACTCCACCGTGGACTTCTTGCCCATGGTGATGTCGTTCTTCAGCTGCTGCGGGATCTCGTAGTAGTACTGGTACTCACCGTTGAGATCGTTGTAGCGGATGTCGATGTCCTCCGGGCTCCAGCGGATGAGCCGGATGCCTCGGGGTGCCTT